AACCGCATGGGCATTCTGAATCTTTAGTAACCCATTCGCCATCACGCAATACGATTATTTGTTTTCGTATTTCTTTTTCGTGTTCTCCGCATTTACATTTATATAGTGCCATTACATTCCTGTTCTACTTAGTCCTCCCGTTTTAATTTCACTTTCTTTAAAAATTCTGTCAAGTTCAAAGTGCAAATGATTTATAGCTTTTCGTATGTCTTGTTCTATTGGGTTGCCCTCTTTTTTACCTGCTCTTAACAAATAAGTAATGGCTGTACCTAAGTTATAGTTGTCACCTTGAAAGTCTTCTACTACCTTTCTTGCTTCTATTTTATGTTTTGTACCTATATAGTAATGTGGTATTTCTTCTTTTTTTGTCATTGTGTATATTTTTCATATAGTTTTATAATACCATCCAAGCAAGTTGATAGGCAGCTACCACAACTTGTACCTGTACTATAATTTGTTTGATATATGGTATTGTATAATTCAATCATTTTCTTTTTTGTGTCTTGGTTTTTTGCCCTTCCACTTTTTACATCTGGGTATATCTCAATTATTTCGTCTATTATTTCTTGCGGCAAATCATCTGGCTGCTCTATTTCGGTTGTCTTTTCCCAATATTTTTGAGGGCATTCCATGTGACCAATTTTTGCCTTAATCCGCATAAAGCATAAACACCGCTTACATTGTCCAGTAGGTGCAAAGTAATATGCACACGCCTTACATATAGCTAGTCTGTCTTTATATACCTCATCTTTTACAAAAAATTTTAACATTGTCTTTTTTTTGGTCGAGGTATAGTTCTATCTGGATACTCAAAGCCAAACTGCATTACAAATGTATCATACTTTTTTGGTGTCTTTTTCTGTTTTTTCTCTTTCTTCACTTAAATCGTTTTTTATAATTTCTCTAACTTTGTCTATTGTAGTAAATAAACTGTTTCTACTAATTTTTGTTTTTGATGCTAAACTATCTAAAGTGTTGCCCTCGTAATAATATAATTTGAACAACTCCCTATCGTACCAACTGTCTAATTTATCTAACGCTTTGTCGATTTTTTCGAGTTTCTCCCATCTAGCTTCGTCTTCCAAACTTTGCGGAATGTTTGTAATACTCTGATAATAGCTATTAGGCTGTGTTTGATAATTAATATCGTTAGTACTATCGGTGCTATAACGATAGCCATCAATGTGACTGTAATATTTCTCATACTTATAATAAAAATTGCTTCTAGTGCTGGTTAACGCTCTACGCAAAGCTACTGCTCCATATTTTTTTATACCCATAATTCCATCCTTTTCATATATATTTTTTAAGGTCGTTGGGTTCATTTGTAAAAAATAGAGCATTAACTCTTGTACAGCTTCATTAATTTTATTTTCATCTGTTATAATACCATAAGCCATTTCTTTTAGTTTCTATTGCTGCAAAGTAACCATTTGTCGCAACTGACAAATTTATTGGTATAATCATAAGCCAATCATAGTAATTGTTTTCTCTAACCCCTTTGCCATAATTGTTATGATATTCAACAATAGTATCTAAAACATCTAAATAGTTATCGAGCTTTGTCTTACTACTGACATCCTCAACAAACTTTAAACACATTGTAATGTAGCTTTCTACTATCGCTTGATGTTGTTGGTTGGCGAATATCGGTTTGTGCATACGCCAAATATATGAAAAAAGTTACTATAGATTTTTTTCTTTTTTTAAGTTTTCAACAATGGATTTGTAATAAAAGACATAATCTTCATATTCCACTCTAGTAAATTTGGTAGTTTGATTTGATAAAAATATTAATTCATCTGCCGTGCCCTCTCCATATTTAGAGTCCAAGCCTAGTGCAAATTTATATTGTTCTCCCTGATTAAACATATTGCACTTGACACATTGCACTTGACAATTCGTTATATTCCATCTCGTGCTATGTTTTCTTCGGCTTTGAAAATGGCCACATTGTAGCTTTTTATAGTGGTCGACCTTACCGCATGTAAAACATTGGCAAAGCCCATTGTCGTCAGCATCTCTTAGTCTTATAAATAGACTGAACCATTTGTCTAATAGTTTTTTTAATTTACTAATAGATTTTTTTACCATTTTGGCTCAATATATGTGTATTGTGAAATGGTAGTTGTTTTACCAAATCTTGTTTTCTTTTTTAATGGTATACTATCTATAAAATAACCATCACGTCTATGGTTGTGTATTATAGCTGAAAGTCTTGTTGCTCCGTATTCTTTTATAGCTTCGTAGCTAGTTATTTTTCCATAGGTTTTTAAATGCCATAGTACGGCATCTGATTGACTTTTGACTTGATGTTCTTGTATTTGTATTTTTTTCATTTTAATAGTTTAATTGGTTCTTGATAAAATAAAACTTTGTCAGGGTCTTTCCCTAATGTCTTAACTTCGTAATACGCATTGTCTAATACTTTTTTATGGGCGTATGTCCATTTGTAAAATGTTCTAATATTTAAAAAGGGTTCATCTTTTCCAAAACGAACACCTTGATGAAAGGCATCTTCAACTTGATTAAAAGTCATATTGCCAAATCTTTTTTCGCTGATTAAATCTTGTGCAAATATTTTACTAAGACTAGCTAATGTTTGAGGGTCGGTTTTGTGTCCTATCTCAACAGAGGTCTTAGCTAAAAGGTCTAAAACCTTTGCTGTTAGTTCTTGTAGGTTTTCTTGTTTTAATATTTTCATATTTTATTTATTATCTATAAAAACAAATACTGTCGCCTGAATGGTAAGTAATTTGTTCCATCGTATGTATTCTGGTAATCCCTAAAGTATCACAAGATGTTTTTATTGTTAACTCTGAGCAAATTTCTGGATAGTCATTCATATAATGTTTTACAAAAATAATAATACCACAAGTATCTAAACAAGTTTCTGTATTTATTTCATTATTAATTGGTGTGTAATTGCTTTTAGTACAACTCAATAAAATTATTGCTATTAATATTATTAGGTATTTTTTCATAATAGTTTTTTTGCTTCTTGCCAAGCATTTATTTGTGAATCTAACTTAGACATTGTTTTGTTCTTTTTTTCATTTTTTTCCCAAGTTCTGACTGCTGCTTTCCAGTCTTTCATTTTACTTTTACCAATCATCCAATCTTTTGATTCATAAAAATCATAAAATGCTTCAGGGTCTATATTATTATTTCTTTTATTACAATAAGTTGCAACATCAAACACATGAGGTTTTTTAAATCTTTTAATATTACTATCTGTAAGATTATTATTAGTATTTGTAGTATTACTCTTTAATGTTTTTTGGTATAGGGGGTTGTCTTTCTCAGTTACACCCCCTTTCATAATTTTGATATACCTATGTTCAATTTCTTTACTACCCTCCTTGTATGTATAGTCAATTTGAATATAACCATGTTTTACTAATTCGCTTATCCAACCTGATATTGCTCCTTTACTTTTACCATATAACTCTGCAAAGTATTTATTTGATGCATAACAAACGCCATTCATATTACATAAGGCGGTTATTTCTGCATATAATAATTTTACGTTTGGTCTAAGGTTTTTGTCATATCTAACTTCGGCTGATAATATTGCGTAGTAATTTGGTTTATTCATAGTATTTTAACATTATAGTGATAATCACGGAGTGCTAATTTAACAAACTCTAGCTGATTTGAAAATTCAAAGTAAGATGTTTGTATAATGCACTTGACTTTTCCGCTTGTTACTTCGATAAATACTTGAGGTTTGACACTTTGCTACTATATTTCTGTGGATATTTTCTTCCTTTAATCCAATATATGCAGCAACGGCACGTGCTATCTGTAAAGGCCTTTTTCTGCTTTTAACTGACAGTTCACCGTCTTTAAAACCCATTACGTCAGTAGTTAAGTTGCAAATATTTTTAAAATTTTCTTCCTCTGTCATATTAAAATGGCATGTCTTGTTCATGACTCTCTTCAACTGCATTACTTTTATTTACAAAGTGGTAGCCATCTATATTGTGGTAGTATTTTCCGTTGTATTCTCTTGAATAAACATTACAAAGAATGGAAACTTTCATACCCTCTTCCAATTTGTTCATTTGTGCTATTTTTTCATCACCGAATGCACTTACGGCAACTGTATTGTTAAACTCTTCAATCGTTTCAATTATGACAATTTGCTTTTT